TCAGGCCGGATCGCCGATTTCGATGTCCCAGCCGCCGAAACTGACGCTGCCGCCAGCGGCGAGCGCGGTTGTCGGGCAGGTGGTGACGTAAAGAACGCGCGTGCCGGTATCGTCGAGGAGGGCAACGTGGCTGGCGTTGCCTGTGCTCGTCACTGGCCGGTCGGGCTTTGCCGCGACGGTCAGCCGGCGTCCCGAGACAACGCCATCGCCAAGCGCGAAGTCGACAGGTGCCATGACGGCCTCGGCGAGTGCGCCGGCGCTCGCGGCGGCATGGTCGGTGGGTGCGACGGCCAGCGCCACCATGCGGCTGGCGTTGGCGCGCACCAGTGACAGTGCTGCGTCGATGACGTCGTTGTGCACGGCCTTCGCCATGTATGTCTCCTGACAGGATCGAGGGCGGAAGTGATGGGGGGCACCAATGGAAACGGGGGCGGCAGGGGAGAACCGCCCCCGCTTCCCGGCGCATCAGCCGACGGGGATCAGCTGACCGCGAACTTGAGCAGCTTGATTGCTTCGGAGTTGCTGACCGCGCCGCCGACGCGCTTGGTGGCGTAGAAGTGGACGAACGGTTTGCGGCTGTATGGATCCCGAAGAATACGCGTCTCCGCGCGCTCGGCGATCACATAGCCGGAGGCAAAATTACCAAACGCAATCGACAGGCTCGACGCAGCGATGTCGGGCATCGCCTCGGCCTCGATGACGGGATAGCCAAGCAGCGTTGCCGGCTGGCCTGCCTCAAGACCTGGCCGCCACAAGAAGGCGCCATCGGCGTCCTTCATCTTGCGGATGCGCGCCAGCGTCTTTGAGTTCATCACGAACACCGCGCCCTGGCGATAGACGGGACGCAGCGCATGGACGAGGTCGATGAGTGCGTCTTCCGGCGCCGTCGCTGCGAACGCGCCCGACACGCCGGTTGCCACATGCTGCAACGTGCCAAACGCACGCGCGCTGTCAGCGGTCGCCGCTGTTGCATAGGTCAGGAAACCCTTGGGCTGGTTGGCGCCGGTGCCGCTCACAAAGGCGACGCCCTCGGCAACACCGAACTCGCGGCCGATTTCCTCGCCAAGCCAGGCTTCGACGTCGAAGGCGGCATCGTCAAGCATCGACTGGCTCGCTGCCGGATTGGCATAGAGCTCGCCCATCGCCGGCGCGATCTCGTTGAAGTCGGGCGTGTCGGTTTCGGGGCGCAGCGCGCTGTCCGACACCCAGCCGGACGCAAAGCCGCCGGAGGCAACCAGCTTCCGGTAATTCGCGCTGCCGACCTTGACGACGTTGGCGACGGCGCGAATGGGCGATACCGATTTCAGCGTCGCATCGATGCGCGCGTCGATCTCGGTCGGGATCGCATAGCCGCCATCGACTGCTGGCGATAACGCGAAGGCCTTCACCTCGGCCGCGCCCTCGATGCCTTTGCGCAGGTAGCGCTCAACAAAGGCCTTCGCCTCGCCCGTCGTTGCCATTCCCGCCGACGATGTCGCGCTCAGCAGCGGCCGCGCCGCCTTGACGCGCATTTCACCAATCGCCTGACCAAGGCTCTGCACCTCGTCCTTCAGCTCGGCAAGCTGTGCGGCATCGATCGCCTGCGCATTGCCTCCGGCACGCGCGCTATCCGCCATGCCGATCTCCAGTGATGCAACCACCGCGTCGTCGGCCTTTGTTTCATAGGTCATGATGATCCTCCGTTGCTAAAAGACGTGACCCGCGCCAGCGGGTTCATCGGGAAGGTCACGAGCGAGACTTCGAGGAGGTCAAGCTCGAGGAGCTCGCGCCTGCCCCGCGCCGGCCGCGAACGCCTGACGCGGTAGCCGAACGACAACCCGTCGAGCGCGCCGGCTCCGAGCAGCGCCGCTGCATCGCGCGCAGCCCCGCTGCCGGCCCTGCCGTCGGTGGCGAGGCGGGCAACGATACGCAGCCCGCGCGTATCTTCATGCAGCGCCTCGACCCGGCCGATGGGACGCGCCGGATCGTGCTGCCAGAGCAGCGGCACGGATTTCGGGGCACTGGCAAAGGCGCCGCGCCGGACCACGTCGCGCGCCCGGTCGACGACGTCAAACACGGCGGCATAGCCGGCCAGGCGCACGGCGCCGTCCGTTGTTGGCATCAGCATTTCTTCAGTGCCTTGTCCCAGAGCAAGATCGCTTCATTTTCAATCTGCCGCGCGATCGTTTCGGCCGGAAAATCAAGCCAGCCTTCCATCCATGGTCTGGACAGCGATTCACGGACCAGACCCGTTCGGTCTGAGCTGATCGCGGACTAGTCGAGTAGCCCGCGTGTCCGCGTCATCAGCAGAACGCCGACGACCAGCCCGGTCAGCGCGATTTTTACCGCCCAGCCGATCACCGCCGCGCGCGCGCTCTGCTTCGCCTCCCGCCAGGCGGCGAGCAGTGCACGCAGTTCGCCGACGTCGCGGCCGGCGTCCTCGCCGCCAAGACCAACGCGCGCCAGCGCGCGCGCCGCACCCGCCTCCGACGCTTCCTCGACAAGCGCGCGCAATGTGACCAGGCTCGCACCCTCCGCTTCCGCCTGCCGGGTCAGCCCGGCGATCATGTCGGAAGCGTTCACGGATCGATGCCAAGCAGGCGGCGCTTCTCGTCTCCGCTCAGGAAATCCGCTGCGGTCACCATGGCCCACAGTTTCTCGCGGTCGCTGGCCAGCGCCGGCACGCGGTCGAGGTCGACAGCAAGGCTTGCCTCCGGCCACCAGGAGCCAAGCCACTGCGTCATCGCCCCGGCGATACGTCCCGCCATCGGCAGGATGGTAAGCCGCCACAGCGCGCGATTGGCCTCGGCATAATTCGCATAGGTGTTGTCACCGGGCAGTCCGAGCAGCATCGGCGGCACGCCTAGCGCCAGCGCGATGTCACGCGCCGCGGCCTGATGACAGCCGGCAAAATCCATATCAGCCGGAGACAACGACAACGCCTGCCAGCGGAGACCACCTTCCAGCAGCATCGGCCGGCCAGCATTCGCGGCGCCTTCAAAGCCGGCCGTCATTTCCGCCTTCAGCCGGTCGAACTGCTCGGCTGACAGCGGCGCCTCGCCGGCCATGACGAGCGCGCCTGACGGCCGCGCCGCGTTGGCGAGCAGCGCGCGGTTCCACGTCGTCGCTGCATTGTGGGTTGCAATGGCGGCCGCCGCGGCGGCGAGGCAGCCTTCACCGAGGTGATCGTCAAGCGGGCCAAGCGCACGGATGTGGAGCACATCGTCCGCCGTCATCCGCGTCGTCGCCGTGCCGGCACGGTAGAGATAGGCAACTGGCCAGCCGGCGCCGTCAAGCTCGAGTGACACGCGTTCGGGGCGCAGCGCGTGCAGCTCCGCCGGCCGGCTATCGGTGCCCGGGGCAGCGCTGACATAGGCGTTGCCATGGAGCAGAAGATGTGCGCCCAATGCTTCCAGAAACGCGCCGCGTGACTGGCGCGGATTGGGCGCGGCGAGCAGCGTCTCGATGCCGCCTGTGATGCTCATTGGCGCCTCGCCGATCGCTTCGGCGACAAGCCGGATGGCGCGCGCCGCAACCGGGTTCTGGCGCAGCGCTGCGCGCGCGTTCGCCTCGTATCCCTGCGGCACCGCTGCAGTGTCCCAGCTGGCGGTCAGGCCGGTTGGAAAGCGTGGCAGTGGCGGCCGCCCGCCTTTGCGTTGGAACCGGTTTAGTATGTTCCAGCCCGGCATCCTCATCTCCTTCCCTTCACACCACGCGCACTGAAGGCCCGGCGCGGCGCGTGCCGGCGACAAGCTCGCTCACCGCCCAGACGAGTGCATCGGCACGATCAGGCGACCGCCCCGGCCCCTCGTAGCCGCCGCCCGGCGTCAGCGCGCAAAGCTCATCCTCAAGCTGCGGAAACACGCCGGCGTGGCGGACGCCGCCCGCCGCGTAGCGGATGGCGACCGGCTCGGCGCGTGCCGCCTTCCCCCGCGCCGCGTGCACCAGCGCGACAGGCAGCGCGATGTCGGCCGCCTCCAGCACCGCCTTCACCATGGCACCGCCATTATTGGCTTCGGCAACGACACGGTCGGCATGGTGCCGCCGGGCCGCGTCGGCGACCGCCCGCGCCCAGGCTTCGGGGGCCACGCCGGCGACGCTCGCGTCTTCGATGATGACGATGACGCCGTCGGCGAGCATCCCCGCAACGACAATGCCGCAGACCGACGCTTGGCCAGTCCCGGCCGGTGGATCGACGCCAATGACAACACGCACCGGCGGTCCCGACATCTGCGTCCGGCATTGCTCGACCAGCGTGCGTGTCCACAACGCGCCGTCGATGTCGTCAACCAATTCGCCTTCAAGCTCCTGCCTGCCAAGCCGCGTGCCGCCGTAGATGTGGTTGAGCGCGTCGACGAAGCCCGGCGCAAGGTTTGCCGCATTGTCGCGCGTCGCGCCGCGCGTCACCGTTACTGACGGGTCGGCAATCAGCATCTTCAACAGCCGCGTCGGCCTTGGCGTCGTTGTCAGCAGGGCTTGCGGCCTGGCGCCCAGTCGCAACCCCATGCGCAGGTTCATCCATGCTGCTTCGCCCTTCGGCCACTTGGCGATTTCATCGCCCCAGGCATGGCTGTGCTGACCGCCGCGCAGCGCATCTGGATCGTCGGCAGAATACAGCTGGCCAGTGGAACCGTTTGGCCAGACCAGCCGCCGCAGCGACGGCTGGAACAATGGCCGCGACGCCGGCTTGCCGATCGCCAGCAGGCCGGCCGGGCCCTCGACCATGATGGCACGTGTCTCATGCAGCGTCGCACCGACGATGGCGATCGATACGCCTGCCTGTTCAAGCGCCACTGTGCGCGCCCATTCGGAACCGGCGCGGGTCTTGCCAAAACCGCGCCCTGCCATCAGCAGCCAGACGTGCCAGTCACCCGCCGGCGGCATCTGCTGGGGACGACCGTGCGCAAACCACGAGGCGAGCGCGGCATCGCGATCGTCCGGCTTGATGCCGCGAATGACTCGCTGCCACGTGTTTGCCGGCAACAGTCTCTGAAAATCGGCGAGCGTGCGCTGATCGCCCGATGTGGTTGCCATTATTCCTGGTCGATGCTGGCTTGGGTGCCTGCGATGGCGCGCGCGCGGCGCAGCATTTCTCCCGCCACAGCGCGTTCGCTCGCAATATCTCCCTGCGGGCCGGCAAGTCGGGAATAGGCTTGCGGCCGGCGCTGGCTCAGCATGAACATCAGCAGCCGGTCCGAATATTCCCGGATGCTGACGGTCTCGCCCGAACCGCGCACCACTTCCTTCATCGTGCCGTTAAGTGCGCGTTCAAGCGCCACGGCAACAAGCTGGTCCATGGCACTTTCGATCGCCCGATCCCAGTCAGCAGCGAATTTCCGATCGCGTTGCCGCAGTTGGTAGGCGCCCGACGTGCTCTTCCCGACGGTGGCGGCCGCAGCCGTGACATTGGCTGTTTTCGATAGTGTCTCGAGAAAGGCCGTCCGCCGGTCCAGCGTCCAGCCGTCGTGCCGTGCTGCCAT